CGTACGTAATATTACTACCGTCTGATTGTAAAATTTTACCACTTGCACCAAGTGTTAACTTATCAAGTGTGTTTGAACCACTAGCGTATAAAATATCACCAGTAGTGTATGTGCTTTGTCCTGTACCACCATATACTTCACCAATAACATCACCATTCCAAGTACCTTGACTAATAGTTCCTAATGTTGTGATTGATGTTTGACCAGCATAAGTTGATTTAATTTGTAATGCGTCAGATGATATTTCAATCGTACTGTCGTCAACAGCAACATCTAATTGATTACCAGTTTTTGTTAAAGCGTCACCAGCACTAATTTGACCAGCACCAGAGAATTGAGAAAATGTAATACTTGTACTACCAAATGTTGGTGTACCGTTATGTGTAGCAACGTAACCATTATCAGCATTTGTAGAACCTTGTTCAGCAAAGAAGAAAGTACCACCAGTTAATTCTGAAGCTGTATCAGCGTCAGGAGCTCTTGTTAATACATATGCAGTTGAACCATCACCAACAGTTGTTACAGTATAGATACCGTTTTCAGTAGCTGTTGATTGGTCTTTAACTAAAACTCTATCACCTGAAGTTAAAGTAACACCATCAATTGATATTGCACCATTTGAACCAGCTGTTAATGTTCCTGCGCCATTATCATATGTAGCAGATAAATTGGCAGTTGTAGCAACTCTAACACTATCTTTTACATCTAATCCATTTGCAACACTATCAACGTATGCTTTTGTAGCAGCGTCTTGTGCTGAAGTTGGATCAGTAACGTTTGTAATTCTACTGTTGTTAACATCAACTGAACCAGAACCTTTTGGATTTAATACTAGGTCAATGTTAGTATCACTACCTGTTGTAGCAATCTCTACACCATCACCAGTAGCTGCGTTACTAACTTGTAATTCATTAACAGCACTTGCAGTTGTTCTTAATAGAATTAACTCATTACCATTTGCGTCAGCAAGATATCCAGCGTCAGCAAATTTAGGTGCTGTAAGTGTTTTATTTGATAGTGTTTCTGTTCCTGCTAATGTAGCAAAAGAACCATCAGACAATGCACTATTAAATTCAGCAGTTGTACCAGTTAAAGTACCTTCAGATAAATCTAATGTTAAAGTATTGTTTGCACTATCAATTATTTTGTTTTGTAAAGTTTGATTGCCTGTTAATGTAGCAACAGTACTGTCTATAGCTACTGTAATTGCATTACCTGTAGCAGATGTATCAATACCAGTACCACCAGAAACAGATAATGTTTCACTATCTAAATCAATAGCAATTGTTCCTGAATCTGTTGTTACATCTAAATCTTGTGCTGTAACTTGTGAGTCAACATAAGCTTTAATTGCTTTAGCAGAAGCAAGTGTATCATCACTTGAAGAAGCAGAACTTAAATCTGTATCAACAACACCTGAAGCAAAATCAGCAACTTCTATATTAGATATAGAATTACCAGTTCCATTTGCGTCAAAAGTTTTGTTTGTTAAAGTATGTGTTGATGAAGCTGTTAGTACGTCAGCGTGTGTGCTGATTGTAATTGTATCACCTGAAACTGAAGTATCAATGTTTGTACCACCAGTAAATGTTAATGTGTCTGAACCTAATGCAACACCATCGTCTGTACCACTATCAGCAGCAATATCTAAAGTTGTTGATATTGAAGCAGTACCAGCCGCTGTTAAACGACCTTGTTGGTCAACTGTAAATGTTGGAATTTCAGTTGAAGAACCATATGCACCTGGAGTTACAGCAGTGTCATCTAAATCAAAAGTAACTTCGTTATCTGCAACTGTTGATGTTAAACCTGTACCACCAGTAAATGTTAAAGTTTGACCAGTAGTAAATGTATCAGTAGTTGAGCCATCAGATAAAGTAAATGAACCAGATGGAACAGCAGCAAAACTTAAATTACCAGAACCGTCAACTGTTAAGAATTGACCGTTTGAGTAAGTACCTGGAAGAGTATAAGTAACGTCTGAAGCTAATGAGTTGGGAGATTTAAGAGCTACAAAGTTTGCACCGTTATTAGTACCTTCGTTTAATTTTATTGTACCACCTGTAGTAGCATTATTACCAATAAGCAATTCATCAATTGCTTTATTAGAATCTACTATTAAACCAGAAGACGCAGTTAACGTTCCTGGTGTGTGGTCTAAAAGTTGTGTGTAATATCTTCCACCAATTTCAATTGCTGAATTTGATGTTGATGTTGGATCACCAATGAATAGCCTATACCCATTACCACCAGCACCATTATCAGTTGCTGAAGTGTCATAGACGTATGCTAATTCCCCTTGGTTAAGGCCGCTGGGTGCATTAGCACCAGTGGTTCGTTTAATTTTGATTATTGTTGCCATTTAAAATCTCTCCCTATTTTTTAAAATGTGCCACCGTTTAATATTAAATTTCCACTTTCAGTTTTTATATCATTTCGACTTGTCCATTTTTTAGAAGTATTATCATATTGAAGCATTGCACCATCATTTAATGTTGATACATTAACATCACCTAGAGCATTAAGTCTAGTTGAAGCTGATGGAACAGTAACGGAAACGTTTCTCGGTCCCGAAGTATTATTATTAATTGTAGCTGTTATTCTGTCTGACATATTACCTTATTACTAGTAAGTTTATAATATTTATAATAATAAGGTAATGTAAAACTAGTTAATAACTACTTTTTTTCAGCTTCTTTTGATGTATCAATGCCCAATTCAGCGGCAATAATATCATCATAGTGTTTCTGTAAAATAGCAACTTTTTCTAACTCTAAAGACAACTTAACTCTAGTTGCCTGTAGGTCTTGTCTAATGATAATACTATTTAAAGTTTTTGTATTTAACTCACTTCTTTTATAGTCTTTACCATCAATTGTAAAAGTTTGCTCTTTAGCTACATCTGTTTGTGTATTCAATTCACTACTCATTTTTTCTCCTATTATTAAACGTTTGGTTTAACGGTGATTAAACCTTCAATTATTTTTGTTACAGTACTGTCACTTGCCGTTATATCTAAATCATAAACATAACGTGCTGGTGCGTCTAAAGCTGCAGTTTGAGCTGCAGTTAAAGAAAGTGTTATAACACCTGTTGTTCTATCGGCATCAAAAGTTGTTGTAATAGTGGTTCTTGTTCTTGTTGAAGCATAACCTAAAGCCATCTTTGCACTTGCTGTATAACCAGTCAAGTCTAAAGGATTTCCATCACTACCTTTAACGGTAACTGCTGATGAAAACGTTGTTCCTTGGTCTATTACATAATTTGCTACTGCTGCCATAGTACTATTTATACTTGTTTTTTACTTTATTTTTTTGAAAAATAATTATCAATATATTTAGGCATTTTCATATTTTTTTTTGATATATATGAATTTTTATACTTTATATATGATCTTTCTAAAAGTTTAATATAGTTACTATTCATTTCTTCAGCTTCCCATGGAGATCCCATTGCCAAAGTAAATTTCATTCTACTGTCTTCATTTACCATTGTGTGAGGCCAAGAGCCTGACATAACAAATGGTTGACTTATAAGATTTTCTTTTATATAACAGTTTTTATCTTCTTCATTAAAATATAAATTATTTGTTTGTCCTCTTATTACAACTCTTATTTTGTGCTCAAGTGTGTTATTATAAAAATTTTTACGACTACAGTCTATATGTGTTGGATTTTTTTCACCAGGTTTTGTACAAATAATTACTATACGACCTAAATTATTAACAATTGGTTTAATATATTTTTCTATATATAATTTTACTTCTGGTAATTGTTCACTTTGTTTAGACCATTTTTTATCAGCATTTGTATTTTTAATATCATTTCCATCAGTTACATAAATTGGAATATGACGACAATTTCTAAAATTATCTTTAAAGTTTCCATTTTCTTCTACAATCTTTTCAAGTTTTTTTATAAGAAAATCACTTGTAGGAAAAACTGGTAAATCCAAATATAAAAATGCTAAATCTTTATTCATCTATTTCAATCATAGGTTTTGTGTACCTACTCCATTTTGTGTAATATCCTTCAATTGAGTTTTTGTACGAAGGATCTTTTTTCATTAAATGAAAAGTTATACCGAGTTTCCATTTACAATCTAATTCATTAAAACCTGCTGGTGCGTGTAATACTGATGTGTCTTGTACTATAGCTGTTTTTGGTTCCCACTTTAATATTTTTTCAATAGAAAGACCATCATAAGAACCTAAAGGTATATGTGTTGGCATTATTTTTTCTAAAATTTTATGATCTTTGTTAGAATAATCCAAATCTTCTACACCATATTCATCATAAGATTGTATTCTTATTACATTATGATAATTAGCGAAACTATTAATTAATCTACCTCTCATAAATTGTGTAGCGTGTCCTCTATATCTTTGATTAAAAGTAACGTATTCACTTGAATCAATATGATCAATCGCAATAGGAATTATTATATCTTTATACGGCCTATATCCATCTATATGAGTAACACTATCCGTATGAAGGCCATAAGGTCTAACAGCTTTAAAAAACTGATCACCTACACTTATAGGGTCGTTACTTATATCACTATAAAAATAAATATCATTACCAAAGTGTTCGTGTATTTTAGGTCTTAAAATATCTGATATAATTTTTTCTTTTAAAGGAAATATTATATGGTAAATATGATGATTAACAACTTCAACATTTTTATATTTCTCGTAAAAATCAATTAGTATATTCTTCTCTTTCTCACTAATAAAATCATCTATTATATAAGAGTCTTCATATTGATCCTTAAATAGTGCTACATTTGGATTATGAATAATATCCATACTTTTCAACTCATCATCTTTAAAAACTTTATCTGTTATATAACTAGGCATTATGATACACTCTTTTATTTTTAGATTGTTCAAAACTTCTTATACTAAATGTTGTGTCAGGATTCCAATCATCTATCTTTTTAAACATACGAATTGATATATTTAATTTTTTACTTGCACCCTTTAAGTGATAATTAGATGGACCATGAATTAAGGCTGTATCTTTTATTATTGCATTTCCAGGTATATTTTTTTCAATACTATGTACTGTCATACCTTCAAAATAAGTTGGTGAAAATCTATCGCCAATATGATTTTCAACAAAATCATAATCTATTTCATTACCATTTAAATATTTAATACCTTCTATATCATATGTTTCTCTTAACGCATTTGAGTAAACATTTAAGCCTGTATCTTTTGATCCTTTTCTAAAATGTGTTGATCTTCTATAACATCTTTGATTAAAGTTATATGTATATACCTCAGCATCATTTTCAATCCATAGTGGTATAACTATATCTTTTTGAGTTAGCCATTTGGGTATATGTGTAATTGCGTCTGTATGTGGTGCAAATATCTTTGTTTGTTCTATAAAAAAATCTGCCGAATGTGGATGTTCGTCATTATGAATATGATTATATAATCTAAATTCACCAAAGTGTTTTTGTATTTTAGGTAATAGTATTTCTGATACC